TTATATTCTATTATCAAAGAATATAGATAACTGATTATATATACTATCCCAGTTTCTATATCTCATAGTCCATTTTTTCATCACATTTTCACTTGCTAAGAACAATATTTTTAATAGTGAATCGTCTGATGGAAAAGTGGACTTTGTTTTTGTGACTTTTCTAAACTGTCTATTAAGTCCTTCAATTATATTTGTAGTGTACATTATAGTCCTTATTTCTTCAGGAAAACTAAAAAATGGTGCTATAACATCCCAGTTATTTCTCCAAATTTTAATTGCCGAAGGATACTGTTTACCCCATTTTTCATCTATTTTATCTAAAGCCGATGAGGCTTCTTGTTCATTAACTGCTTTATATACAGATTTAAAATCACTTATTAATGCTTTTGAATCTTTGTATGAAACATATTTAAAAGTATTTCTTATCTGATGGATTATACATTTTTGTATTATAGAATTAGGATAACTTGCGGCTATCGCCTCTTTGAAGCCATTTAATCCATCAACACTAAAAATTAGTACATCTTTAACACCTCTATTTTTTAAATCGGTTAAAACACTATACCAAAACTTTGAAGTTTCGTTTTCACCTATCCATATTCCTAAAATATCTTTGAAACCATCCTTATTTACTCCTAGAACTACATATGCAGCTTTATTTTTTATTTTTCCATCATCTCTTACTTTGTAATGAATTGCATCCATAAATACAAAAGGATAAACTTGTTCAAGAGGTCTATTTTGCCACTCTTTAGCTCTTTGAATTATAACATTTGTTATATTACTTACTTGATCAGCTGAAATTTCTATACCGTATAAATCTAATATCTGGTCATGTATATCTCTTGTTGACATACCTCTTGCATAAAGTGATATTATTTTTTCTTCGATTCCTGAAATATCTCTAATATTTTTAGGAACGACTACTGGGTTAAAGTCATTATCTCTGTCTCTTGGAACGTCTAGTTGTAAATCTCCAAATTGTGATTTTACAGTTTTTTTGCTATATCCATTTCTTCTATTAGTTGTATTCTTGTTATGGCTGTCGCCCTTTTCATAACCTAGCTCTAATGCCATTTCTTGTTCTAACATCTCTTGTAGTATATCTTTGAACATATCTCTTAGATAGCTACTTATATCTCCAGATTTTATAAATTCTCCATCTGATATAATTTCTTTGACTAATTGTTTTCTTAAAGTATTCATAAAAAATCTCCTTTACGACATTTGATTATATTTAAATCATTGCCATAAAGAAGATTTTTATTAACCTTGAAGCACAAATTATTTTACATTACCCATTTATTTTTATCTAAATATAAAAAATCTACTTTTTTATTCACGCTATCATCTATTTTAGCTATTTGCTGAGTAATATATAAAAGCATTAATTTCGCTTGCTTAGTATCAAGTAAAGACTTATTGAAAATCGATAAAAATATCTCCATGGGCTTACCATTAGAAGTGTCACTACAAAAATCTATAAATTTAACATAATCATCTTTATTTGCTATATATGTTCTTAAATTAAAACCTCCTAAAGTCGAAAAATAATTTACTTCCATTCTATTGTCATTATTTATTCCCCCTAGCATAATGTTAAAATCATTTTTATTTTTTATATATATTTGTTTTGATATTTCAAATATTTGTTTTGATACTGTATTAATTGATTTGTCATTAGTAAAACTTGATATTTCTATGAAATCTTGTATCTTCAAAAAAGATTCTACATCTCCTGTAAATCCTAAAATTATATTCCTATTTATTTTTTTTATTTTTTGAAAATCCTCTTTAATTATTTTTTCTCCTGTATCTTTATAGAAAATTGCTCTTTTATCTCCAGATATTAATATATAATCTGAAGTTACAAATGCCATTACTAAGCTCATATAATTATCTCCTCTTTTTATTTATCTATACTGCTTTTATTATATCACTAATCTCAATATAAATTTAGACAAAAAAATAAAAGGTGATAAACAATCATTTAGACTGTCTATCACCTTTAAATTTATATTATGACTTAATATTCCTCACAATTTCCTTACATACTTTTTTTTCTATCTCCTTACCATACTTTTCTAAATTAGGCATTACATCTCTAGTTACATTACCTTGAACAACAACTAGTGGAGCATTATAATTAACTTCTATTTGCTCACTTCTTTGATTATTATTAGTAGTATTACTAACACTCGTTATAGGAGATGGATTATATCTTTTTGATGAATAATCAATATTCAAAGATTGTAATGACATACCATAATCTGCTTTACTTATCGTCTCCATAATATTATTTAAATCTTTCATTTTTTCAACTGCTGTATCTAAATTCTGTATAAGCTCAGTCTTAATTAAATCACCTGTGATACTTAACCCTTCTCCATACTTATCTGTAAACTCTAACATAGTATCTTTTAGTTTACTAAAGCTTCCATCTATATTCTCAAACATCCCTGAATCCAAAGCTTCCTTGACTAGTTTCTTTATGTTAATATCTGAAAATTTTTCCTCTAAATCTTTTATAGTTTTATCTGATTCATCCTCAAGCCTTTCACTTTCATTATCAAACATATTATTAACTTGGTCATCTATATGGTCTTGTACTAAGTCTTGAAGCTTTTTCTGTTCTTCTTTTAATTGTTTTTGTAAATCTTGAAGTTTCTTTTGACCACTTAGAGATGTATCTCTTTTAGCTATATCTATTTGTTTCTCTAGTTCACTTACTTTATCAGATTGTTCTTGGTAATCGTTCTTATAATCTGCTTCTTTTCTAGCATCATTGTAAGCTTTTTTCTCCTTATCTAATGCATCTGTTTTAGCCTTTAACTCTTCTTCTATTACTTTTTTACGTTCTTCTAATTGCTTCTTATATACATCAGTAACCTTACCTTCTATATCTTTTATAGTGTCCAGTTGTTTTCTATAGGAATCTTCAATTAGTTTTTCTTGTTCCTTATTTACATCCACAATAGAATTAGTTATACTAGCGATTTCTTTTTCAGCATCTGGAATCTTATGAATAAGTAATTCTAAATATGCATCAACAAGTTCTTTTGCTTCATCAAAATTTTTATTTTCCTTTTTTAGTTTTTGTAACTGTTGAATGTAGTTTGAAATATCTCCATTATCTCTGAATTCAAATCCAAATTTTTGTAATTTACCTTTTAATTCCCTTTGAACTTGTTTCATGTAATCAGTAGTTTCAACCAACTCTTTTTTATACTTTTTAAGAAGTTCTATTTTTTTCTTTAATAATTCTTCTTTCTCATCTTCAGATGCATTTTGCATTTTAACATCAATTAGTTCTAATTCATTTTTAACTTGTTCAACATCTTTGGATATGGAAACCCATGTGGATTCTTTGTATAGTTTATCTTGTTCTTGTTTAAGTTTCTTTACTTCCTCAGTAGCATTATTAATTTCATTAGCTACTGATTGCCACTCTTCTTGACACTTTGGTAGGTCTGTAAATGTAACCTTAATATATTGTTCAAGAATCTTTTTAGTCTCTTCTAATGATTTCTTTTTCTTTTCAATTGACTTATTATCACCTGATTTACCATCTAATTCAGTTAGCTTTTGTTGTATCTTTATTAAATTTTCTTCATAGTCTGTAATATTACCATCTGCATTAAAGTGAAAAGTATATTCCTTATTATTTCCAAGAAGTTGTTTAAGTCTACCTTGTTCTTGAGATAAATATCCCTCTTGTCTTTTTAGTAGTCTTTGTTGCTCTTTGTAAAGTTCGTTTTGTTCTTGAAGGTATTTAATTTTATCATTATCAGATGCATTTTCCATCTTCTTACTTAATAATGATAATGAACTACTTACTTTATTAATTTGATTTTCTAATTCTTTTAATATTTCTATATCATATTTAAAAGATGCATCTATATTCAAGTTGATTGGCGTATCTATTGTCAATTTTCTACTATTATTTGACATAGTTGCTCTATTGTTTCTAGATGTAACGTTTAGTTCATCTTGTATCTCGTTTATTGCCATTGGCTCTGGTGTAGCTCTTTGTATTGACTTATTATCTTTATCTGAATTATTATTTCCACCAGTAGTAGTATTTGTTACCTTATTAGTACTAAATGTAGTAGTGAATGTCTTTCCTGCATAATTTTCTTTAAATGACTCTATCTTCCTAATAAGTCCTGATATGTTCTTTGCAGCGATGGAAGTTAGTGCATCAAATTTAGTCTTAATAGTCTTACCACCATATTTATTATCATAACTTTTAACCTTATTAATTAAGCCTGTTACATTCTTTGAGCCTTGAGCTGTTTCAGTCTTGAATACAAGTGTCTTTACTTTTAACTTAATAAAATCATTTACTCGTGTAATTAAACCACTTATATTTTTAGCTGCTATTTGAGTTTTAGCAACTATATTTATCTCATATTTTCCTTGTCCAACTTTTTGAGCTTTTTCTGCTAATTGATTTAACTGTTCTGCTGTACCTTCTACCCCTTTTGTAGTTATTTCTGGTTCAGCTTTTTTCTCATTAACTTTATCAGTTTCTTTTCCAACAGCTTCTATTTCTTCTTTACTTTTTTCTGCATTAGTAACCTGTACATCTGTTTTAACTGTCTTATTACCTTTATCAGTTTCTTTATTAGCCTCTTTTGCCTTATCTAATCCATCAATTTTAATATCATACTTTTGTGCAATTTCCGGATTTTCTTTTAAGTATTTAATTATATCATTATAAGTTTCAGCTTTATTAATTGCTTCAGTATTTTCTAATATGAATTTTGTTTTATATTCAGTTGGTATTTTATCAAATATCTCTCCAACTAACTTTACTTTATCAGAGTTAATACTACCATTTTCAATAGCAACATTAATTTTAGCTGATACTTTATCTTTAGCAAATTTATTTTTTATTTGTTCATTTACATCATCTGTTTTTACATTAGATGTATCAATCTCACCCTCTGTAATCTCTAAATCTTCTGTTACCTTTACTTTATTTTCTCCAAATAGTCTATCTGCTTCAGCTTGAAGATTATCAAAATTAGGATTTTCTTGTTGTAGTTCAAACAATAAATCTGCTGTGAATTTTATAACCTCTTTTGAATTAGTTATATTTCCATCTGAATCTTTCTTTATTAATCCATTAACAAAATTTCTTATATCTTCTGGTATATTTTGATTATTAGTAAAATCAATCACAGTTTGTACATCAACATCACTTACTCCTGTTATTTGTAAGCCTTCAATAGCTGAATTTAATTCATCATATTGTTTTTGTACTGCAACTGCTAGACCTTCACCAGATTCTAACTGTTGTCTAGTTCTATTAAACTTTTTTAAAAATACATCTGTTGAATCACTAGTTCTCAAGAATTCTTTATCCAATGTTGTTAATAATGATATCCAATCACTTGATTTTGTACCAGTTTTATCAGCAATAGTCTTACTTAACTCTTGCATTTTTTTATTATAGGAACTTAGATTTCCGTCTTTAGATAGTGCATCATTGGCATTTTCTATTTCTTTTTTAATATCTGATAAATTAACTTTTCCATCTGATGCCGATTTAAATAATTTATTCATAGCACTTTCTGCATTAGATAATTGTTCTTGTGTCTTTATACCACTAAAATCTAAAAAACCTTTTAATTCATCAAATTGTTTTTTAGCATCATTATTTTTACTGGATTTAAAAGTACTACTTGACTTAACTGTAGCAAATACACCTTCTTCAACCTCTTGAGCTACCTTCTTAGCTTCTTCTAGGCTTCTTTCACTTTCTTTTTGTGCATCTTGTGTTAACTTTTCTTTTTTTCTTAAGTGTTCGTTATACTTTTGTATATACTTTTCTCTATCTTTGACTTCTGCTCCCTGAATCTGACCTCTTATAAATCGGCCTTCTTCCTCTAGCTTAGTCATATCATCATTATATTTTCTTTGTATATTTTTAATTTTATCTACATCTGTTTGATATGAGTCAGCAGCTTTTCCTGTAAGTTTATTTCCTTCTTTATCACGCTTACCACCCTGTTTATCTACTGCTATTTCAGCATTATCTATCCTATCAAAACTAATTAAACGTTCTTTTTTCTCTATAGCTCTATCTAATTCTGAACATAAATCTTCTGCTGAACCTTTCATTTTTAAAATTGGATTTCCATCATCATCATATCCATTTACTAATTCTGGCATTAATTCAGCTATTTCTTTTGTTAATATTTTTAATCTCTCTGCCTCTTCATTACTAAGTTCAGATTTATTTTTTAATGTATCATATTCCTTTGCTATATTTCCAATCTTTTCTTTTGTTTCTTGATAAGCGTTCTTTTCTCTCTCTAAACTTTCTATATTTCTTTTCCTCTGCTCATATAACTTTCCATCTTGGACACTGTAATCATGTAAAGCCTTTACAGCTACTCCAATACCTGCAACTGCTAGTAAAGAAAATGCTCCTTGCAAAGAAAATAATTTAGTAGTTAGATTCCCTAATTTAGTTAATAAACTTGTTGATGTTCCTGTTGTAGCTGTCATAGCTGCTTTTATATGTCCTATAATAAGCGTTAAATTTCCTCCAACAATAATCAATTGTCCAAATGCAATAAGAATTGGTGCTAACGCTGCTGCCATAGCTGCCATCTTCACAATAGATTGTTGAGAAGATTCACTAAGATTAGTAAACCAATTTGAAAGTTGTGTTATTTTTTCTATTAAACTCGCAAGAACAGGCTCCATTGCCTTAAATGCTTGTATACCTGCACCTTCTAAGGCTGATTTCATATTTGTAATTGCTCCACCTAAATTATCTTTCATTGTTTTGGCAACTTCCATTAATGAACCTTTTGAATTTCTTAGGTTATTTTCTAAATCATCATACTCATCACTAACTCCTGCCAGCATTTTCATTAAACCGTCATACTGCGTCTTACCTCCAACCATTGCAGCATATTGTGCTTGCTCTGCTTCTGTCAATTTAGAAGTTCCATCTGCTGTTACTCCAAGCTTTTGAGCCATTTCCTTTAATACTTCAATTGTATCTCTTTGCTTCCCTGTCTTCTTATCAAATAAAGATATTTTTAATTTTTCTAATGCTTTACCTGCTTGACCAGCCTCAGTTATTAAATTTGAGAATACTGATATAATAGCATTTCCTGCCTCTGAGCCTTTTGTTCCTCTATTAGCTAATACTCCTAATAATGCTCCTGATTTTTCTAATGGCATATTTAAATTTTTAAACATACCTCCTGCAACAACATAAGCCTCTAACATCTGTTGCATACTTGTATTAGACTTTCTTTGTGCTTGAGCTGTTATATCTAAGTATTTAGTAAAATCTTGACTTGCAATCCCTGCTGATGACATACTGTCTGTAACCAAATCAGAACACAATGCTAAATCCATACCACCAGCTTCAGCAGCTCTCAATACTGGTTCTATTCTTGATAAAGATGTCTCTACATCCCAACCTGCAAGTGCTAGATATGTAAGTCCATCAGCTGCCTCACTTGCTGAAAATGAAGTTCTAGCTCCGAGGTCTTGTGCCTTATCCTGTAGTTTCTGAAATGATACACTACTTTTATCAGCTATACCTGCTGTAGCTTGTAACTTACTCATAGAAGTATCAAAGTTGACTCCTGCTTTTGTTGCTGCTATACCCATCATACCAAGTGGCATAGTAACATACATACCTAAACTTTGGCCAACACCTTTTATCTTTTGCCCTGATGATACCATAGATTGACCTATTGTATTAAAAGGCATTTGTCTTAGTTGAGCTGACAATCTAGTGATATCTGCTCTAGTATTATTTACATCTGCTTGATATCTGTCTAGTGCTGCACTTGACTGTTCAATCTCATGTTCACTTTGATTATATGCGTCTTTCAATTGTAACAATTTAGTATGTAATTGTTGTGCTTCTGTTGAATTTGAACCAAACTTACTTTTTGCTTGTTCTAGTGCATTTTTAGTTTGATTAATCTCAGTTTTCAACTGACTATGTGTCTGTTTGTTTTGTATTAGATTTGTATTTAGCTTACTAATCTCAGATTCATAAGCATTTAACTTAGACTTGTTAGATTGTATCTTAGCACCAAGTTGTTGCATCTCATTTCCTAGTTTTTGAAAATATGTTCCTGATTGATTAAGCTCTGCTCCTAAACGATTAAACTCTGATTCTGTAAGATTCGCTTGTCTATTTATTCTTGATAATTTCTCATCTATTGTTAGTGCTTTATTACCTAACTGTTCAAATTTTTGTGCTGATTGACTAAGTTCATTTTTAAGTCTACCAATATTACTTTGAGTTTGATTTATATCTGTACTTAATCTTCTTAATTTTTCACTATTTTTCTGTACTAATTGAGCTTGTTCTTTCCATTCTTTAGAGTTTTTACCAACTGTATTAGCTAATGAATCAAGTTTAGATTTTTGTTGAGTCAATTGAGTATTTACCTTATTGTACTCTTTTCTTTGACTTTCTAATTTCTTATTGTACAAATCAATTTGTCGCTCTGTCTTTTGCATTTTTGCACTGAGACCAGTAAAAGAATTTTCAAATTGTTTATTTCCTTGTGATGCTGATTTAAAATCCTTTTCTAAATTCTTAATTTCTTTGTTTATTGCACTGACTTGTTTACTAAAATTACTACTTTCTAATGCTAATTTAACTTGCAATTCTTCATAACTTGAAGACATTTAACCACTTCCCTCCTAATAGACAAAAAAAATAGACATAGCGTTAAGCTATATCTACATAAATTCAGTACTATCAACTATATCTATATCATTCTCATCTTTTATACCATTATATTTTTTATGTGCTTCTATTTGAGAAAATAGTTTTTTTGGTGTAGTATTAAAAAATGTCTCACTTGGCCTTTTCAAAACAGAAACCCACATGTATTCTAAATAATTTAAATCCCAATCCTTATTATCTTCTATTACTAATTGTTGACTTTTTTTTTATCATCTGGCTCTGGAAATGATATTAATATCAATTCACTTACATATTCTCTAATATTTATTAATTCCTTTAATTTTAAATTGTCCAGTATGTCTTCTCTTGACAGTTGATTATGGCACCTTAATATAGATTGTAACAACAACTCTTTAATTATCATAATATCATCTTTAAATACCCCATCTATTATTTCCATTATTTTCATATAGTCGTTTCTTTGTTTAAAATAATATTGTGTTTCTGCTATTGCTCCTATGTCAAGCCTTGCCTCATATATTACTTTCCCTTCATTTAATTTAACTTTTATTTTATCTTCTATCATATATATCACTCCTATTTGGATATTGTATTTCTTTAAACCAATTATTTAATGTTTCTTTATCACCTGTTAGTGTATCCATAGCATAATAAACTCCACCAACTTTATAGTCAAATAAAACATCAAAATCTATTTCTAATGTACTTTTATTTTTCTTTTCTGTATTTGTTCCTGCATCTAAACCAATCTGATTAAACATTACATTATATATGCAATAATAAACTTTTTCTCCATCACTTCTATTTCTACTAAATAATAATCTTAATCTAGTACAATTTCCATTACCTACTAAAATACCACCTTTTGATTTGTTATATCCAAATATCAATGCTTTCTCATCATTTGATAATTCCAATACATTTAATTTACCTTTACCTTTTAAATTTCCATTTAGACGAATAGACTCATATCCATTTGTTTTAAGATATTTATAATCTTGGCTTATTTCTATATTTACGGATTTCCCTCCTATAATTTTAATAGGTTTTGAATTATTGCTAACTTCACACACATGAATATTATCCAAACCATACAAAATCTTACTTTTATAATCTTTCACTCTATCACCATCTCTCATAATAAGGTATAAATACAAGATGAGTTTTTTTGAAATACCTTAAAATGGCATTTATAAGGTCATTTTTTTATAGGTTTCCTAAAATATAGAGGATTAAATTAATAATCCTCTATAAAAAGTTTATTTACTTAATTTTTTAGGTGTATTGCTTTCTGGTAGTACTGTTACTTTTGGTAATTGAATTTCTGTGTACCACTTATTTATAACAGTTGCATCTGCCTTTTCATCTTTTGTATCCAATGAATAAAAGAAATATCCTTTATCATCAAATCCTGGATAACAATTAAATTCTAATTCTTGTAAACTTTTCTCTTTTTTATCTTCAGTTGTCTTTGCATTTAAGCCAGATGGATTGAACTGCACATTATAAAGTACATTTAATATTTTTCCTCCATCTCTTTTTTCTTGTTCAAATAATAATGCTAAGTTAGGCATATTTTGATTAGATGCTAATGCATAACCACCAGACATATTTTCTCCACCAAATAACATAGCTTTTTCATCATTTGTAAGACCCAATAAATTAAGCTTTCCTGAACCTTTTGAAATTGATACATCACTATCTGCTACAATATTATCTGCATACTCTATATCTTCAGATGTCTCAAATGATACTTCAACTGATTTACCTCCAGGTATCCTAACTGGTGTCATATAACTTCCATCCTCTTCTACTCTTGCAGCATATACATTGTTAAATCCATATAATGTTTTGTTTTTGTAATTCATAATTCTACTACCTTCCTTTATTTATAATTTTTTGTATTAAAAAAAGCCTCTTATTTATAAGGCCTAATTAAACTCTTCATATTTAAAATCAAATAATTTACCATAATAGTTACCATCTTTAGAATCTTTACAACCATCAAATGTAAATCCTTTTTCTTTCATTTTATTTTTTATTTCTTTATACTTTTTCTCATCTATTGAATTTTTAAACCAATAGTTTAGTTGAATATAATATGTTACACTTTGATTACTATCATCAAATATATCTGTATCAGCTTCATTATAAATACTATATATCACATATTTATCAGTTTTTTTACTAGCTTCTATGTAATAACAATCATCTATATCAACTGATTTAATTACATCTACTATTAAATTTTTTATATTCAAATTTATACACCTACTTTAGTAAATCTTCCATTATTGACTCTTTTATTGCCTCATTAGCTTGTTGTTTGTTACTTGCCCAAGCATTCTTTATCCACTTTTTACCATTCATAGAACTTGTTCCATGCTCTTGTACATATCCATATCTAGCCACATCTCTGTCAGCCTTTATCAAGCCAATATTTATTTCTCTTTTCTCTCCAGTTCCTTTTTTATCACCTTTGACTAAAGAATTTTTTAATCTTCCTGTATCAACTGGTGCATTGTTTTTTTGACCTTGTAAAATTATATCTGCACCTTTATCTAAAGCTTTATCTGCAATTTCTTTTTTTACCTTTTTTTCCATATTTACTAATTTATTTATTAAATCTGAAAAATTACATTTCAATGACATTAGTTATCACCCACTAACATCAATTCCATATACTGATTTTTTTCATTAATATTATTTATATATATTAAATTATAAATTGATTTATTGTATAGTATTCTGTAATTTAGGGTTATATTGTCATTTAATGAAATATCTAATTCTTTTTGATATCTTATAAAAGCTTTTTTCGATATGTTACTAGTTAAAGCTTGAGCTTGCACAAATTCTTTTCCACTAATGTTATTTATCCTAGACCAAACAGTTTTATAATTAATCCAATTTTCTATTGGATATCCTTCTCCATCTATACTTTCATTATTTTTCTGTATTATTATCCTTTTATTTAAGTCACCTATATTCATATACTTACCTCATAACTATACTTTAATTGTATTATTATAGATTCTAGTGAAAAGGCTAATTTATCTGCTTTTCCTATAACTTCTCTATTTTCATACCAATGACCAACTAATAAATTGATTGCTAATTTTGACAAATCATTTTCTTCATATATCTTACAACCTGCATTAATAAGGTATTCTTTAGCTGATTCTATCAAACTTTTTAACAAATTATCATCTTCATCGTTATCAATTTTTAAATATAACTTAACTTCGTCTAACATCCATATCACCTACTTAAAGGGACTAGAATGTATCTAATCCCTCATTGATTATTACTTCTTAATTGATTTTGCAATTGCACTTTGTGTTGGTAAAGTTAGTTCTACATTAACCATTGCTTTGTTATCAATAGATTGTACATCAAATCTTTCAATAACTCTCATAAAAGTAGCATTTTTAGTAAATCCAGCTTCCTTAGACACAGCCATTTCATAAACTTGTCTATCAAAAAATGCAACTGCACTTGATAAATCTCCTACATAAAAAGTAAGTTTACTAGCTGTTGATGAAAAATGTTGATTTGATAATACAACTACAATTTTACCTTTAAATGTCTTTGCACCTTCTACTGTTAAAGAATCACTCATTAGAGGTCTATTATTAGAATCAGTTAAAGAATCTAAATAGTCATATCCATCTTGATTAGTAATTATTATTGCATTAGCACTTATTGATGGGTCTAACTCTTTATTTAATGCTGTTTGTATAGTTTTATAGTCTTCTCCCTCTACTTTCTTTGATTTTGATAGCACTTCTAATATTTTTTTATTTTCAGTTCTGACAGCTTTTTTTGAGAATCTGGCACCTACATAATTAGTTAAATTAGCTTTTTCATCTTGCAACAAAGAATTTGAAATAGGTATTATATCCCCATAATCATTTAATAGCCATTTAACTTGTCCAAATTTTATATCTGATTGATTTATCTCTTCCATCTCGTCAAAATTTATTAACTCATCATTTGCATCTACCTCTAAAGGCATACTTCCAGATAGAGTAGCAACTGGAACTACATTACAATATTGTTTTAATGGAATTAATTGTCTCTTTAATTCTTCAATTTGTGTTCTTTGTTCTTTTGGTACTAAATATCCACCATCTTCCTCAACCTTCTCAACTAATGCTGATTGAGTTTCAGTAAGTGATTTCCCTAGAACTGCTTTATTAAACGCAACAATACTTTCTTTTTCATCTACTTTTGTTCTTGATATTTCAGTCATATTTTCTATCTCTCCCATTTCCTCTTCATATAAGTCTTTTAATACATTAAACTTATCTCGTAATATAGCTATTTCATTTTTTATTACTTTTCCTTCATCTAACTTATCATCCTCTATTAATTTTCTTGCTTCTACCTTCTTATTATTTATTTTCTCTAATAGTTCTCTTAACTCTTTGTTCATTACTTTACCTTCCTTTCATTTTTTACAATAAAAAAGAACTAAATTAAATCTAGTTCTAATAATAGTTTTTCTTTTTCAATATCATAATTTTTTATATTTTTATTTATATTTGTTGGTACTTTTAAATATTTGTCATACATATCACTTAAACATGCAACTGCATTAACATTATCAGATATTTCCATGTTAAAATATTTGATTGCTTCCTCTCCAGTTAACCAAGTTTCATTGTTTAACATATTCTTAATATCTTCAATGTTAACATCTAGAGATAAATTTTCAGAATAAACATTTATTATTCCTTCCTCTATTTTATCTAATATTTCTGCTTGTTCTCTTAATTCATTAGAATTTCCATACACATTACACCAAGGCTTATGTATCATAAAATATGCATTACTTGGTATTATGACTTTATCACCTGCTAAAGCTATTACACTGGCTATACTTGCTGCAAGCCCATCAATATAAACAGTTTTAAACCCTTTATGTCGCTTTAACATATTGTATATTGCCATACCTGCAAATACAGAACCTCCACCTGAATTAATATAAATGTCCAAGTCTTTTCCTTTTACATTATCAAGAAACTTTTTTATACTCTCAGGATATTGGTCTGTGTCATCCCAAGCCCCTAACCATGAAGAAACTATATCTCCATAAAAATATAATTCTGCATTATCTTTTGTTTCATTTTTTATTTCTAATACACTGGATAAATTATCATTCTTACTATTTTTCAATTTTATCACCTCCTTGTTCATACTGCTTCCCTACTTGAGTAACAGGTATATAACTACCATTGCACATAAGAATATCACCTCCTTCAATCATAGATAAATTAAGGAGATGTCTACACTCATTAGGTGTATATATAGCATTATTAACATAACTTGCCAAACATTCTGCTTGAGTTTTCATATCTGCTCTTAAAACAGCTCCTTCATTAAATTTAAAAAAGTATCCATCATTGATTTCCTTTGTACTTAGTAGTTTGTAAGTTATTTCTTCTTCATATTGCTTTAAAATATACTGAAGTGTATTAACTAAAAAACTTAGCTGTTCCATCTCACTATTTGAATAACTACTCTTGTCATAATTATTTATAAATGTAGGAGATATTCCAAAAGCTGATGCTATTTGAAGTGCATTATATTTTTTCAATTCAAAGAATTGGCTATCTGTAAGACTTATATTAAGAGGTGTTAATTGCATACCTAATGGTATAGGTATTATTTTTCCTGAGTTACTAGAACCACTTGCAAATTCTTCCATACCTCTTATTAACCTTGAGCGTGCTTTATCATCTAAGTCTCCTGTATATTGCAAAACTGCTTTAGCTGTAAGTCCTGTTTTATAAAGATTATTCATGAATTTTTGAGATTCTAAACCACCTTCAATACTTGAAAATAGTATATCTTGAACAGAAACTCCTAATATTCCATCAAATGTATGTGAAGTCTTAAAATGTAATACATTATCAGCATCAATTGTGTATTCTTTTCCTGTTTTTGTATCATTATAAATATACCAAATCTTATTTTTCTTACCAAAATATCCTTGGTTATCTACAACAACCCTTACATTATTACTTTGCATAATCCATAAGTCTAATAATTCAGTTCCTTTGTATCTACAATATGCGTATGCATTTCCATAATGATTTCTATTTCTTTCAATAGTTGACCAAAAAGTGGTAGCTGTCATATATGGATTTGGTCTCAGTTTTATTAAATTTAATATGTTATTTCCTGTTATTTTTATGTTTCCATTTTCCGTATCCTTATAAATTTTCAGAGGTAATTTTCCTAAAGTCTCTGATAAGATTCTTAAACATGCAAAATATGTAGCTTCACTTTTCAAATTATTATCAACTTTATGGTCTATACCTAGAATTCTAAATAATTCTTTCTCTTCCTCATTTAATTCATTTCTTATACTTCTCTTAAATAGCATTTTTATCTTGTCTACTATCAATTTGTCACCTCCTTACCATCCCATCATATTAAGATATTCATTGGTTAACTCATTATAGTCAATTAATGAAGTGTCTTTAAATGCTAGTTTATAGGCATCTATAATAGCATCAATAGGGTCTATTCTTTGATGTGATTTGTTTTTATCTATCTTGATAAATTCGCCATTATATACTACTTTGGCATTTATAATGCTCCATGTAAGTAATTCATTTTCTTTGTTGTATTCAATATTTCCAGCTTTAATCTCTAATCTAAAGTCTTCAGTGGCATCATTAAGTGACCTAGCACTTTGGTATATTTCTACACAATCCCCTATTTCTTCTAAATCAACTAAAAATGTATCTGCATTTCTTGGGTCATATCCTATTTGTTCTACTTTTAAATCATATTTGCATATAATGTCATTCAAATACCTTAGGATATATTTATAATCTGTCTTTATACCTCCAATAGTTTCTGTAACTGTTAACAAACCTTTTTTAATCCATAAATCATATGGAACTCTATCAGTTTTTATGTGTTCTTCTACTCTCATCTTTGGTATGAAGCTATGTGAATGAATAAAATATTTCTTATCCTTCCCATCCATAAACACAAAAATAAGTGCTAAAGATGTTAAATCTCCACCACTTGATAAATCTAAACCTATATTACATTTATATCCTCTGAAATCTTCTAATGTTTTATTGGTTGCACACTTTTTCCAATCATCAACTAAAATATATTGATTATCAGAAAGCTGCATCCAATTATTTAATCCTTTTACAAGAAAATCTCTTAAGTCATTTCCTCCTATATCCTTTGCTGTTTTCCCAACTGATATAAGATTCTCCAAGTTTTCTTTATCTTTACATACTAAAGGATTTGCCTTTATCCAATTTTCATAATTCCAAATGTCATCATCTTTATCCATTTGTGTTATATAAACAAACTGCTTTTCATTTGTATATAATCCAATCAATAAATTACAACAATACTCATATAGTTCATAACATGGACAATTTATCTCAAATCCTGCTGTTGTTATAACACTAATTAGACACTCTTTCATTCTTCTAGTACCACCCTCAAGTAACTTATACATTTGATTGTCTTTATGAGCATGATATTCATCTACAATTCCTAATAATGGTCTAAATCCATCAATTGATTTAGTATCTTTTCCAAGTGCTTTTATTGTAGATTTAGTCAATTTACATTCAATAGTACTCTCATACTCCTTAATTTTAAATAGTTCTTGCAAATCCTTATCAGCATTTATAAATTTCATTATTTCTCTAAACACGATTTTAGCTTGATCCATCTTTGTAGCTGTACAATATATCTGGCCATAGTTATATCCACTAAAATTTCCATAAAAAGTTGCTAGTATTCCATTTAAAAATGACTTACCATTTTGTCTACCTAGTTGTACATATGAATTTCTAAATCTTCTATGATTATTTATCTTATTGACCCATCCGTTTAAAGAACCTAATATAAATATTTGAAATCCTTCTAATACTACTGGTGTTTCTTCTTCTCCTTCAGCTATTATTAAAGTTTCAGCAAAATCTAATATCTTATTTGCCTTTTCAACATTAAAGTAATATTCAAATTCATCTGTATTAGATTTTTCTAAATCATTTAAATGTCTGTGGCATGCTAATTTAGCATATAATCCTGTTTTTATATTTCCTTTTACTACATCTTCTGCATATTGTGTAACTCTATCCATTATTAACACCAAACTTAGCAAATTTATTTTCCTTATTCTCTTGTTCTAATTTTGGAACTACTAATTTACATCTTGAAGAAATAGTTAAACCTAAATCTGATGCTGATTGTCGACATTGTTTGAATAATTTATCTTGAGAATTGATTATATCTTTATCTGTTATTAGGCATGTATTTTTTAATATTTTTTCCGTAATATCAATATATAGCTTCTTAGATATTATAAATCTTGCCAATGAATCTATATCTAAATTACTCATTATATTAATTCTTATAAGTTCTTTAGATATTTCATAAAATTCTTGTTGTAATTCTATTGGCAAATATGAAGGGGCTTGTATATTATCAGATGGTGCTTGTATTTCTGTATCTTTTCTATGTTTTATTTCATCTTTTGTAAGATGTTTCTTCCCTTTAGCTTGTATTAATCCAATTGGTTGTCTATTTCTGGCCATCAGATATCACCTCCTATACATATTTATTTTTGAAAATTCATTTAGGGAATTTTTCCGAACGAAATAAGCACTCTAGGCTTCTTCCCTCTCTTAAAAAACTTTTTTAGTACCCCCTACCAATAGCCTTAACTCATCTTGAACCTCTTTTTTATCTCCTACTTTGTACTGGCTATGTACTTTATTATGACAATTATGGCATAAACACAATAAATTATCTTTACTTAATGCTAATAATCTATCTTCTTCTAATTCAACTATATGATGAACTACATCATAATAATTTAATCTATTGTTATCTAAACATAATAAACATAATCCTTTATCCCTATTTCTTATTACCTTAGATATACTTTTCCATTCTTTTGAATTATAAAACAATTGTTTTTCTTTGTTTCTTTTTTTTAAATTATAATCTCTATACCTAAGTCTATTATGTCTATCATATATACTTTGACATGTAGCACAATACCTATTTCCATAACTAATTATTTTACCACATCTTGCACAGAATTTTTTTATAGTCATAATCAACTACCTTCTTTAATTTTATTTTCATAGTATTCAAGAAAATAATTATACTCTTCAAGATTTTTAATCATATAAAAATTATTCTTTATAAACTTTTTCATCTCTTCATCTTCGATTATACTTATTAATTCATCATTATCCATATCAGTTAAACTAGTTATATAAAATTCATCATCTTTATCAATATAGTTGTTATGATAATAAATACGAATACCAACTAACATATCACATTTATACTCATATTTCTTATAATTAATAGTTACCATATCATTCATAAAATCACATCCTAATCCATTAAGTAAACATAATCTAACATTGAATCAATCATTCTATCTATTGGAAAGTAAAATACTTTCTCTAATGTTTCAACAGCAAATACAAAATCATAACCTTTAGATATATAATCAAATTTATTTCTATGACACTCCAAATCAAGTCCGTCATCATAATGTATTACATTATCAATATATCCATCTTTGTTAATAAGATAAAGTAAATATTCTTCATGCTCTTTAATAAGAATCTTGTTACTATCAATAGTTACTTTATCTTCTGATTTTAAATTTCCTATACCACCTAATCTTTCATTTAAATCTAATTCCTCTACTTTTAAAAATCCATCTACTAATTTAACTTCTCCAATAAATTTACCACCTAAAAATATATTTACATGCGAATCTTCTTTTATATTATAATCATATGCCATTTTATATTTCTCCTTTTTAATACTATTAAATTCATATATTTTACCTATATCGTTCTTATAGAAACATCATACTCAAGTAATCTTTAAAACTCACTTCTAGTGAGTTTTATATTCTTCATTAATATTAATTTCTAAAGTAGCCCAAGTTTTGTTATCTTCCTTGTTATAATACAAAATATATTTATCTCCAATTGACAACCATTTAGCTAATCCTTTTTGTTTTGGTTTACTTACAATTGGATTACTTCTTCCAAATAAATCAATTATGTAATTCATTAAATCTGATTGTTCTTCTTTACATAGCTTTCTATTTAAACAATATGTATCTATATAGTTCTCTAATCTATCCCATAAAGGTATCTCATTAAAGAATAATTCATTATTTAACTTTTCTCTCAATAATTTCTTTTCTTCCAATACTCTATCTATTTCCTTTGTTTTAACTAATCTCTTACTTCTTTTTAAAGCCCCAATATCCAAATCCAATTTTGCTATTTCCTTTGCAAGTTCAATACTGTTTTGACTCTGTTTCATATCCCATCTCTCCTTTTAAGTTTAATTTTGTACATAAAAAAGTTACCTAAATGGCATAGGTAACTATATTCTCATCTTATCTAATCTGATAACATACTTATAATTTATATGTCAAAAACTCATCCTCTCAATAAGAATCCAAATCATAATAAAAACAATAGGTCTCTTTTTATATATCACCTGTTTATCCAATCTAATAATAGCCTCGTTCACACTCTTCAATGAATTTACCACAATAATACTCAAATAAATCCTGTTCATCCTCACCAACTCTTCTAAACATTTCTGCTCTACTCATGGGTTTAAACTTAGAATTACATATTACTCTAGGCTCTTTTATTTTTATATCTATACCATTTTTTTGAACTTTCTTTTTAATATAAATAATTCTTTTTTTTAATGAATCATAAGATATATTTAAATTTCTAGCTAGTTGAGTTTTATTTAAATCCCATATACCTTTTCTATTTTTTCTATACTCTACATTTTCTAAGGAATCTAAGATATTTATTATAGTATTTGTTTGACTACTTGTAAAAAATTTTAATTTTCTTATTTCTGAATCAGTTAGATTTTCAAGACCAAACCAATGATTTAGCACATAAATTCTTTTATCTTTCACATATGATTCTCCATTTAATTGGTTAAACTTCTTATGTGTATGCCAATACCAATTTGGTAAGTGATGAGTTAAATTTCCAAACTCCCATGATATGCCCTTACATATATATTTTATGATTTGCTGTTCATCCATACTCCAATCAACCTTACTTACAACTTTATTCAATATATTTACTATTAGCTCCTTTTGATTAAATATATTATTATTAGTTACCTTTGCACAATTAACATATTTATGTTTATATCTAGGTAACATAACTTTAAATTCTTTTCTTTTAATCTTACTAAACACATCCATTACATTCTTAGTGTGCAATATTCTAACAAAGAATTTAACTAAACTTCTATCTTCCTTTTGTTTCAAATGATTATAAGGATTTATATAATAAGCATTTATAGTATCTATCATTTCATTAACTAGGTATCTCCATTTTGGATATTCGCCTTCATATCTTAAAAGCTTTTGGAATGCACTTGTTGAAGAACACTGCTTATCCCATTCCTTATATTTTAGAGTTGTATAATTTCCTAGATTTGCTTTTGTACAACTAGCTATATAGTCTATACTATCTTTTAGAAAATACTCATGGATATAATTTTTTTTATATGCTCTATTAAAGATTTCTTCTATCAATTCACTTGTATTATCTTTATATTTAAATAAAATTAAAGACTCATCTTTGTTTCTTTGCATTAATTACCTCCTTGTGAATTTATATCTACTAGGCTTTAAATTATACATTTACTTTTTAATTTGTGATATAATCCAAACTGTTTTTCTATTATCTTTTTTATTTTTTGTTTTATATCTAATTTGTTTTGATTTAATAGTGTAACTAATTCTATTATCCTTAAAAAATCCATTAATGCTGTTTATTCCTATTGTTTTACCTACAAAACCATATTTCTTTTTTAACATATCTTTTAGTAAGTTTTGTGCATCTTTATCTAATTCTTTATTTACAAAGCTTTTAAATAACTCTTTTTCACACCTTATGCTTTGAATATCAAATAGTCTACCTTTTAATAACTTTGCAATACTTTCTGGATAACCATACTCTTTGACTTCCTCTAGCCATATTAGGAAGTTTTTTAACTCTTCTACTATAGTATAATTAACCACTAATTCTTCATTATGAGTCAATTCTAACCAAGTTGGTATATAATTTCTATCTCTCCTACTTTTCAAAAACCTTTCTTTACTAACACTATAAAACTCATACTCTTCAAGTTGCTCTTTAAGAATCCTTATTCTGCCCTCAATTATTTTTTTATTAAAATCTTTCACAATTACTACTGGAGGATTATCATGAATCAATTTGTTATTAACCTCATATTTAGTTCTTTTTCTACCAACTAATTGTATAATTGATTCTTTTGGTAGTAATTGTTCAATCCCTATGAACTTGAAATTCTTATCTTTTATATCTATTCCTGTACTTATACATGTTGTTGAAAACAATATATCTCCATTAAACTTGGCTTCATTTATCAATAACCTTGATACCAGTTCACTATTATACTGTTTATATTCACTTCTACTTCTACTACACAATAAACTTGTATCTAATCCCTTTATAACAGATATATCATAATTATTTTTAGCATCTTCTAAACTACTTATATTTAATACCTTCCCCTTAGTACTACAATGATGAATATGTTCTAAATAAATATCACTTCTTGTTTTTTCAACAGATTTAACTTTAATATCCTTCTTTAAACTACATAGTTCAATAGGGCTATTTAATAATTTTATTACATTGTTTTGTGTTGCACTAAGAAATATCTTAATAGAATCTTCAATAGAATTTAATTCTTCAAGCATAACATTAGTAATTTTATTCCAACTATCAGACATCAAATAATGGAATTCATCACAAATTATATAATCAAACCAATATAATTCATTTACCTTTGTTGATTGATAGCACTTTACCTTTACTAAATTTTCTAATATTTCATTACAATTATCCTCATTATAATTTTTTACTAAGTTCTCCTTTAGCTCTTTTTCAAATTGTTCTCTTAATTCTGTTCTATGCATTAATATAAGCATTGTTTTGTTTTCTTTTACTGCATATGGAACTAAAATCTCTCTAACAAATAAACTTTTCCCTGTACCTGTACCTCCATAAATGGTATAATTTACTCCTTTTCCTAATCCTTGTAACTTTTCTGGTGTAAAAAAATCACCTACAAATTGATTTTTCACCTATAAAATCCCTCCTTTTTGTCATTTTACTGTCTAAAATTATTCCATTTGACTATATATCAAAATGACTTTTTTAAGACAGTACGAATTGACATATTTGCCTGTTTTTTCAGATTAAAATGTCATTTTTTATGTAGTTTCAGGGCTTAAATTGTTTCAATTAATACAAAAATTAACACAATTCTATTTTTGAATATTATTTATCCCTACATATATTAATGTCTTTTCCAGCCGATTTTATACCCTGTTTTGGACACCATCCTGCCTATAGGTTTCATAATATTGTTTAACATATTAGTGGAATCATTATCTCTGCTAATTGTATTATTTAGCATCTTCTAGGTTTGCTATCATATGTCACCATATGAATGGGCTTTTAACTCATATGTATTAAATTAAAAATAGTAAATCCGAAGCTTTAGCTGAGGATAACAACTGAACGGAGTGAAGGCGTTAGTAATAGCTACCACATCACTTACGTTCCTTGTTATAACTACAGCTAATGCCTTGTGATTTAATATTATAATCCTCGTTGTTGCATATTTTATATATAATAATTCTTTTTCATCTTCGATTTTTTTATTATAAATTTTATTTGTAGTAGTATTAATTACCCCTACATATATTAATGTCTTTTCCAGCCGATTTTATACCCTGTTTTCCCCACTTATTTATTACAGTCTTTACAGTTTGAATGATAGCCCTTTTTACCATTCCTATCAAACCTTTGAATTAGTTTTATCTCCTCTCCATTTAGATATTCCATTCATCTTTTAATTTATTGATTACCTTCATTGCTTTTGTACTCTCAGAATTATTATCATTTCTATCTGGATGAAACTCAAATGCTAATTTTTTATAAAACTTCTTTAAAAATTTCTTATCTTCTTCATTGTAGTTACTATAGCTAATATTTTGATAACTACTTTTACTATTATAATAATTTTCATAATACTGCTTTCTATATTCTTCTTCTTGTTTCTTATTCTCTTTATACTCTAACTTTATTTTAATTAATTCTTCTTTATTTCTTAATTCTCCAAATACATCATAACAACATTCATATGTACCTGCACCATATATTTTATCAAATTCATTCTTGGACTTATTGTATATCTCTATTATATTAAGGTTCTCTTGATAAATTTTATATTCCTCTGTATTATGATACTCTTGTGCAATCTTATCCATTAAAGGCTCTAATTTAACATAAATTAAATCATATAATTCATCTTCAGTAATTTTCATCTCTTTAAGCTTGTCACCAATTTTCCATAAATCAAATTCATATTCTATTAGACTATAATGTTCCCAAGTTCCAATTACCCACTGTTTCTTTTTTACCTTACCATTTTCTCTATAACTCTTGTGTATTGCTATTTTATATGCCTTTTTGATTGGTCTTTTAAATCTTTCTTTGCTCCATTGATATGAATAATGAGTTTTATAATTATCTCTACTTCCTGAATTCCATGTATATACTTCTAAACACTTATTTTTTCCTTCATTCTCTTTTTTTAATTTTAATTCTTGAATTACACAGAATATATTTATCACCTCTGTTTTGTAGTTACTTATAATTTATACATAGTAACTACATTATATTTTATTAAGATATCTATATTGGTTTATTACTAGATTGGAATTTCTGAACTGTATATTTGATTTGTACTCATAATATTACTATGTTTTCTAATAATTCCTATACTCATAACAATTTTAATCTTTTCAATAAAATCACCTCCTTATCGAACTTCTGTTCTTCTTGTAGTTATTATATTATCATTTTTTGTATAAATCAAGTCTTTTTTATTAAATTTTAAAAATATAATCCAACTATAAAAAGCACCTCACTTGAGATGCTTAACAAAGTATTATTATTTTAATGTTAAAATATATTCATCCATCTTGAATTCTTCCAATATAGTATTATCATTTTGATATAATGTAAGTTTAGGAGAAGCAGATTTATTCAATCCATATAAACCATGAAATATTATAATCTTTTATAGCATTATAAATATCCTTTAAACATGATGTTAAATAACCTCTCTCATAAATATGATTCACAAAAGCTAACAATACATTTATTTCTAGTTCATTATTAGTTGACATGTTATCAAAACAATTTTTAATTTTTTCAATATTCTTTATATGAATTTCGTCATTATGTACATCTGGAAGATTATCAAATTTTGTATCTCTTTTTGGATAAAAATTAAACATTATCCAACTATCATAATCATTAAATAAAGCTATTTTATGAACTTTTTTTAAGAGTATTGTCTAAATTATTAGGTGATGCTATGCTTAGATTAACTCCAAAACATAGAAATGTTCTATCTCCAACTGTACCAAGTACATATCTTATTAAATTTTCATCGCCATTTTCATATATTCACTCTTGTATAAGTATTTCTCCTATATTACTTTAATTATAAGTAATCATTGTATAACAAAATACAAGTAAATATATTAAAGTTATAATTTTATTGTTTTGTAATATTTTTATTCATTATCTATATCTTTAATTAAACATCTTACTTTTCCTTTATTTTCTTCTTCTATCTTTTCACTTATTTCTTTAAGGTATGATATATCAACATCAAAATCAATTAATTTACTTAATTCTGTACCTATGTTTGTTAATTTTATAGCAGGTATCCTAATAATCGCTTTAGTACTACACACCAATTTTTTATTTCCAATTGTTAAAGCTCTTTCTAAGTCTTTTTCTATTGAAACCGTCAATCCTTTTGTTATACTAAAATCTGAAGTTATCAAATTTAATTCATTTAACAACATTAACTCTGATAATGTTATTCCCTTTTTTAATAAAATGTCACTGTAATTTGGTATGAATTTAGTAATTGGGTTATTAAAAGTTAATTTTACCACCCTAGTAAATAATTCAGCCTCTTCTTTAGATATATTTTTTAAAGTTTCTAGAGTTCTCAAAGAGTATGACTTAGGTCTATCAACTTCATCTGCTAATATTTTGGCCCATAAGATTTGCATTTTCTCATCAGATACATCTTGTGATATGTTAAAAAATCTAGTTATCCAGTCATTATCTACTGATTCCTTTGATACTGTTTCTTTTTTATCAATGAATTCTACTGTTCTACTGATAATCCTTTCTTTATTTATTTGTCTTTTCACTTCTTTTTTTACCAATGAAATGATTGCATTTTCTTGTAATCCACTTTTATCTATAGTAATTTCTACACCATCTCTTTTTATTGTTATATTTGAATCAAAATCTGTTGATTCTTTCAATGTCTTCATCTCATACGCCGTTGCATCTGCAGTTCTTTTTATCTTTGTTGGTTCATATAAAGTCCCTATACCTATGCTTAAAGTGTCTATAAGCTTGATAATTGGTTCAGATAGATTTGATATATCTATCAATGAGTATTTATTCTTTTCTTCATCCATAATTATACCTCCAAGACTATAGTTAATTACATTGTAGCAAATATTTTTGTAAATTTAAACTACTCATATAAAATATGGTATAATAGGTATTATTTACTAGAAAAACAAGGAGAATTATTAACATGTTAAATAATAGAAGAAAAGGTAATAGAAAATCAAATTTACACTTTAAATACATAGAATTAGAATTTATTAGTTTAAGAGAACTACTTAAAAGATTTGATAATGATATTAGAAAAAACTTAACTACACAAATATTAAATGCATTCCAGATAATTAATGAAAATTTTCAAATGCAATGCAAAGAAATAGCTTCTAATATTAATTCTGCATTTAAATCTTCTCTAATCAATTTAAAAGGCACATTTAATACCTATAAAATAAACTTATATCATGCCTTTTTTAAAAATGAAAATGATTTAGCAAATTGTTTTTATAATTCAAATATTTTTCCTCCTGTTAAATTCTTTTTACAAAATAAAGAACATGATTTTAAAACTGAAGATTTAGAGAATTTTATTTTTTGTAAAGATATAAAAGAATTTTATTTATCACAAATTTTAAAATGGAAAAATAAATTCCATACTACTTATATGGATTCTTTTATTGACAGTATTCACCTATCATTGTACCATGAAAATTACATAGCAGTATGTCCCTCAATGTTTATTTTACTTGAATCTCTAATAAGATTTGAATGTCTTCCTAATCATGATAGCATTCCTACTAAAACTATCCGTGATAAATTGAAATTTGAGGTTTTTGAGAAAATTGATATAGATAACTTTTACCACAAATTTATAAAAAACTCTCTTTATGCAAATACAAAAAAAGCTGAAGGTCTTTCAAGACATAGTGTACATGGTATTGACCTTTACAAAATGAATGCACTATCTGCTATGAACTTAATATTCTTATATGACTTCATACAAAGTGTTATAGATATAGATATATACAGCTCTTATATAAATCAACATAATTAATACACATATTTAAAAGGCATTGGTAATTATAAACTTTTGCCTTTTTATGTAAATATACTTATTCCTAAAGAAAAATATTTAAAATACTACTTCTATATATTGTTCTTTTCCATTTTCATCAATCCAATTTACTATAGCACCTGAAGCTTCTAATTTATCTATTTCTACATCAGATATATTGTCTGCTGCTCTTGATTTATCAGATTTTAAAGTTTGAGAACAATCTATATTTGATACTGCCTCTCCACCATTTATATCTATTGTTACACTTACATCAGAGAAATCAATCTCACTATGGTTGGTTATTTTACCTTTAAGCCAATGTCCATCTGCATCCTTCTTCCCTTTAGCTATTTCTACTTCTAAATCTTTAGCTTCAAAAGGAACTTTTATGTTATATGGATTTGATATACTTTTGCCTATATATTCTCCTTTGGATATGTTTTCTTCTTTGGTTTCATTTTTATCCACAACATTGTAATTTACTTTATCTTTTGATTGAAGTTCAATATATCTTTTAGCCATACTTCCTTCCCCTAGTTTAAAGCCTAAAGAAAAGGATATTGTTACTGCTATAATACTACATACTATTATAGTTTTATTAATCGTATTAGTTTTTTCACTCTTTTTCTTTAAATCTACCATCCCATATCTCCACATTTATTTTTTATTTATTCTAACAACAGTTCCATTAGTTATTACTGAAAATAATCCACTCATTTCAAAATAGTCAATATCTATTCCAACAACTGCATTACCTCCACATAAAATAGCTCTTTGTTTTAAAATATACAAAGCTTCTTTTCTTGCTTGAGTCAATTTGTTTTCATATGAAACTGACCTAGACCCCAACGTATCCATTATCCCTGACTTTATATCAGAAAACAAACCAGAACCTAAAACGACTTCACCAGATTCTATTGATATGTATTCTTCAATATCATATCCCTCTAATTGGGGTGTTGTTGATATCAAAACTAAACTAGGATTATCTTTTAGAATATTTATTTTTGCTTCAATATCTTTTTCTTTTTTTATTTTTTCCTCTTCATCCTTTAGTTTTTGCTTTTCTGCCATTATCTTTTCTTCTATTAGCTTCAAACATTTCTTACATAAGTCATCAGATGAATTTTCTGGCAATCGTTCCCCACATTTTCTACATTTATCCTTTAAATACATCTCTTCTTGCATATTTTTATTTTCATCTTCTATTACCAACTTACTTGGCTTCATAGTCAATGCTAAATCTCTTGCATATTTGATAACATCATCTCTGTTTTTAGAACTGTATATTGGTATCAAATCATCATTTTCTAATATTTCATCTAATCTCCACTCATCATTCAAACATACTTTAACAATATATTTTATCATAATCATATCTCCCACAAATTAATTATCTACAATATTTATACAACTCTAGAACATATATAATGCTTCTAAATCTAGCATTAAGTTTATTATGCAATAATCATAATAATATTAAAAATATTGGACTACTTTTTATTATTTTCATTTAGATTATAGAACCCCATATTCCTATACAAGATATTTTAATTTAAAACCTAATATAGTTATTAATTTTTTGAATAAGTTACTTGATGATAATAAACATCCATTTAAATTATATCACAAAATTAAATTCTGGAAACAAATGTAATTGAAGAAACATCAGGTATTTTAAACTTTGCCTTTTGACTTTTAGAAATTATATCATCAAGTTCGTTTGTATCATATTGTGTAAATGTCTCATTAAAATTTTTAAAACTATTTTTATTTTTAGTCTTATAATTTCCTCCATTTTGTGGTATAATATTTACATTGTGATTCGACTTTTTATAAGTCTTGGAGTCCTTGTTATCGTTACTAACAGGGGCTTTTTTATTGCTCAATAATCCCTTGTACACTTTATACAGATAGCTAAATGACTTTCCTTCTTGAGCTACTGTAATCTCGATTGACTCCTTTAACACATCTTTATCCATAGTCTCTACTAATTTCTTTTGTGACATAGTTATAGATATACCATATTCTTTTACAAGTAAAATTCTCTCATCTTCGAGATTCATTTTTTGCTGATATGCTCCTTCTACAATTCTATTTTCTAAATCTTTATGTGGCTCTTCTAAACAACAACAAGGACTTATATTTAAAGACTCTATTTTAGATGGTTCACAATTAGGTTCATTTACTGGTTTAACATTAGGTTCATTATGTGGTTCATTTACAACCTTAAAACCATTGCTATTACTTGTTTGTTTAGGTTCACTATGTGGTTCATTTACTGGTTTAACATTAGGTTCACAATTAGGTTCATATTCAGCCATAATTGTACTATAAGAGTATACAGATGCTATCCCTTTTCTTTTACTTATATTTATTGGTTTTATAATTCCTAATTGTAAAAACTTCTTAACTAATCTCTTAGCCTTATTTAAATCAATTCTCATATCATCACTAATAACTTTAGATGATAATTCTAGGTAACCTCTTTTAAGATTACCTTTCAGCCTTTGGATATTCTCTTTTTGCATTAAATAGTGATTAAATCTTATTAAATCAATGTCTTTATTTACATCAAATGCTAATGACTTAGAATCTAGTTTATAGTAACTTATCATGATTACTTCCCTCCTTTTTCTAAATTGTCCAATATTGAATATCCTTTTGCTAACTCTATAATATCAAGTTTAGTTATTCCTTTTAAATAATCTTCAGTTATATTGATATTACAATGACCTAATAACTTAGATACCAAATATACATCTCTTGTATTCTTTAGCATATTAACAGCAAATGTATGTCTAAAATTGTGTGGATATGCCTTATGTTCTGGTATCCCTAAATCAAAACATGCTTTATGTACAACTTGACCTATATTAGAAGTAAATAATTTACCTCCACTCTTACTTAAAAAATAATAATCTTGCATTTTATTTGTTATACCATTCTTTTCAAAATGTTCTTTCTTTGCTCTTTCAAATTTCAACATATTTTTTTTAAGTTTTTTTGAAATAGGAACTATTCTAGGTTTACTATTTTTTGTAACCTTAAAAAATATATATCCATCTTCAATATCATTTCTTTTTAAATTTGTTAATTCATGATTTCTACAACCTGTATCTAATAAAAAATTTATTATTAAATTATCTCTCACAGCTATATAAGGACTCTCTTTTATATTAAATTTTCTTTTATATTTTGTTAGTTTTTTTATTTCTTCATTTGTAAAAACTTCTATTTCTTTTTTATCTGTAGCATTTAATAATTTTACAGAGAAACCTAAATTCTTTGTTACCATTTCTTCTTCTATTAAATAAGTATATAACGCTCTAATTGCTGATATATAAATATTTTGTGTCTTTTGTTTTAATCCTCTATCCTTATTGAATTTAGCAAATCCCTTAATATGAATAGCTTTTATTTCCTTTAATTCTATTTCACCAACAAAATCATTAAATATATTCAAAGCATTTCTAAATGTAGTTTTAGTTCCATCACTTGTACCTCTTATATCTAATTCTAATAAAAACTCCTCTATTGCATCTTTTAATTTCAT